TTATCTATAAATTTATCCTGTAACAGCGGTATAACAGCTGATATGTTCTTTGAGGCACGCAAATACCCTTCTATTATCCCGGCACGTTTACCGGCTTCGTAGGCTTTTGTAATTGATTCAAACCTTTCTATCTCACTGTTGATTTCATTGTTTACTTCTTTAGCCATAATGTCTTATTCTTTAGGTGGTTCAATAAAACCTTGTCTATCAATTTCGCTTCTGATAAATTCATCCAACTCTTCGTTGCTCATTTTTTCCAACCAAGCATTAATAGGCACTGAACCTTTAAGATCAATCCTATCAGCTTCATTCCAGCCTAGCATTCTACTAAGTCTGTCAATGGCTGCAATCTTATCATAAAACTTCACTTCAATGCTGTCCTTGGCTTTCTTAACAGATGCAATACAGGAAACAACATGATCGGGCATATCTTCAAGTTTCTTAATTGTTACCTTGCTGCCTTTGATGTTCAGTACATCAGTAATGCGGGCCCTTACAATTGCAGTAAGTTCTTTGACTACCTCATCTTTGGCAATATCGGAGCGTTCTTGAAGTGCTAATTGAAATTGTTTTACCCTTGTACTAATCTTGTACTCTTTTAATAGCCGTGAGGCTCTTTCTGTCACTGTTTCATCCTTCATATTACCACACGAATAAGCACGCCTGTATGCCTCAGAGGCGTTGCCGGATTCCAGATAGTAATTACAAAAGTTTTCTTGTTTAAGGGTGAGCTTTTCCATATTCATAGTACTTCAATATGTCCAAACTTTTCGCTCCAGGCTTTCTGCAGGTTTGATACCATTTTTAGTCCACCGGGTGCATACGTTGAAACGAATAAATAATCACCATCCCTCTCATATGCTACAAGTGCAAATTTTGATTTGAATCGGGCCCGTAGGATCGCGACAATTTCTTCATCTGTCAACTCTTCGATAGACAATTTCTGTAAATCATCTATCGAGCTACCGGGAACACGTTCAGTAGTTTTATCCATTTTTGAAAATAGCTTTTTAAGATAGTTGCTTTGATGTTTTTCTAGTTTAGGCCAAACGGGTCCAGATCAGGGAAGCACCAAAATGGATTGTCGATCTCATCCAATCTTAAATTAGAACTGTTCATTTTGCAAACAGTATCTTTAGATTTCATTATCCTTATTGCTTGATGCAATGTAAAAATGTAGGCACCGGTTGCCCGAACCATTCCATCCGTTTGGCTTGCAATAGAAACAGGATCATTAAGAAACTGTTTCACTGTTTCAGGATTGCCTGTTCTCTTTAATGCTAGCCTCAATGAAGCTGCAAGCTCTTCCAGTAGTTCATTTATGTGATTTCGGTTCATTGAGTGGGTAATCTAGGGTTTCTTAATTTCGGAATATTCATTTCTTCTTCAGCTAAAGTTGGGAGCTTTTCATCAGTCCACTTTTCGAAATTGGATCAATTGTTGGCATGATTAATTAATTTCTCGTTTATATTATTGATCGGGATGGGATGCCCAAAAATCGCATCATCAAGTAAAGATGATTTTCATTCGTAATCATAAACTTTCGGGATCACCTTGCCATCATCATCCATTTTGAAAGCATCTAAAGGATAATCATGTCCCAAATGATCACCCATTTCATTGCAAAAGGCATTTATCGCCTCCGCTGCTGCCTTATGAAGATTATAACGGATGATTCCCGCTTCAGTGGTAACAAACATACTGTGGGAATCCTTCAGCCTTTCTTTTGCTTCATTTGAAACAATAATTACGCCACTATCACTGACTGAGACATAATCCACCAGGCAGGCGACACCACACATTTCAATGGTTGAAAGAAGATCCCTTGTTTCATGTTCCAAGCTTGCTATTTTGCCGTTCACATTGTTTGCAATCTCGTTGCTCAAATATTCAGGATCTAGAACTTTTGAGATCACATCAGTAATAGCCTTTCGAATTCCGGATAGATCGCCTTTCAAAATACCCCGAAGATAATCATCGTTGAGTTTCCCCAGGCCGGTAGCCTCAAAAGCTTTTTCCAACTTCTTACCGTGTGTTTTGATTATCCGCTCTTCCAATTTATGGAGATCATTACGATAGTGCACTTCTTCAAAATCAACCAATAAAGGTTTAATTGTTTTTTTTACCATATAATTCTAATATTTAATGTTTTAATCTTTAAACAAATCTATTGTTCCAAACTCACCGTTGCCACATTGCTCATCATCTAAATCTTGGTCCAGATCCACCGCACAACTTACTCTCTCATTTTGATCCATCATTCTGGCCAACTCTTCAATTGAGAGTTTATCCATTTCTTCTTCTGTCATAATTGAAAGATTTTACTGAATCTGATTAATTTCATCGCATAATTCAGCGAACTCGGAGAGTAGTTGTTCCATCACTTCAAACTCTTTCACAAAATCACCACCTTGTTGACTTATCACTGGAAAAGGCTTACTACCTCTGGGCGTATTAGTGTGGGTGACACTGTATGAGAGTTTGGCACCTGGATTTTCACTTTCATAAGCTTTGATGGCTTGGATCTTTACTTTTAAAGAAGCATGTTGATGTTTCTCAACTAAACTATTTAAAGCTTCAATTTCACCTTTAAGCCTTACGGCTTTTGTTTTTAATTCTTCTGTAGTCATAATTCATTTTTTTAAAATTCTAAATCGTTTATCTGTATAATAAAATGTAAATTTTTCAAAAGTTTCTTGAATCTCTTATCACTTCACAAAAAAAGGCTTATTGTACTTCACAAAATAAGGATCACCAGTCTTCGGATTCTTACCCATATACCCAGACACCCATTCTCTTGCACCTGCCGGAATATCTTTAATAAACTTTTCTTTCGGGATGGCACCTTTCAGCAGGAAATCAGCAAAATCATCATGCTCCATTACGATAGGGACAGCATAACATATGCAGAAAGGGTGCCATCCAGGGAAAACAAAACCCTTTGGATATTTACCTTTCAATGAATCACAGATCACACAGGGATGAGCATTTGCAGACCGCTTTACTTCGTAACCAAGGATAAAATCAAGCTGTTTCCATCGCTCTGCATCGCTCATACGGTACCCCATATTCGTCTCAGTGCTGGCCACTCTCAGGGCATTCATCCGGGAGGACCGATACACTCCCCAGCCAGGGTGATAATCCTTCATTGGCTGAGAAAGGACCAGATTACCTTCTTCATCTCTGGTCCTCCTAAATCGCTTGTTTGGATCATAAAGCAGCTGTCTGAAATCACGGCCAATTGCCTCAGCACTTCGGCCGGTTGATAACCCAGATTCAAGAAACAGCTCAATATGGCCTTTTGTCTGCTTTGAAATATCCCACACTCTTTTTGAAAGGTTCATTCCGTCATCGATCCTGTTTTGGAGTACTTTTAATGCCTCCAGGTTCCGGAAAAACATTCCCTCTTTTGCAATAGAAGACAATGCCATCCCTTTGATATATTGCTCAACAATCAGATCATTTTTATCAATAGCAGACATCCAGGCCTTTTCCTGGTTCTCTTTGATGAACTTTTCAAGGGCAATACGGAAATCGTTGAGAATTCTGTTAATCTTGTTTTCAATTCCAGCGTTGCGGATCCACACACTGTTTTTATTGCCGGCATCTTTCCATTTTCGCATCTCAGGTGCCACCAATCGAATTAACTGATTGAATAGGGCATTAATCTGTTTTTCCTGTAATAGCAATCGATTGATATGTTGCTTATCAAAATTATTGACTCTTTCACTTTCCATTGTTGTGATGTAATATTGTTCATTTTTCACCCGCCTAGCTTCACCGCTTCGCCAATTTGAGAGAGTTTAATGCTTTCTGGCACAATTGTCCACAAAAACACCATCTCCTCTTAAACGGCCTTAAAATGGCTTGTCTGGATTCTATCTATTAGGGTTCTGCTATACACAAATGGCTTTGATTCATTCTATGAATAATTATCTTATTTGTATCAAAAACATACTCACTGTTTCCTATAATCGATTTAACGACTAATCTACTTTCTTCCGGGCATTCAAACTTCCATTTGTTTGGCGTAAAACAGTAGTCTTGTACCTTATCAAATCTTAGAATAGGAATTTCTTCTAAATTGAGTTGCGACGATACCCATAAACGGTGAGAACCATCAAGCATAGTAAAGCCTTCAATAGCCATCTTTTCACCATCGATAAGTTTAAATGGATCGCAAAAGATTGGCGGAATAATTCTTTCTCCACTTACCATTAATTCAAGTAGATTTAAAGTGTTTGGCAAATCGTATGAAAATAACCCGTTACCTTCTGCATATGAATTTCTTACTTCACACGGATTTATTCGCTCCAACCTTATAGTTGATTTAAATCTGCCAAAGCTAATAGGTGTTCTTAGTTTTTGGAAATCCATCTTCTCGATATCGGTTTCCCAATTAATTTTAAAGTTGGGGTTTTTTAATACTTCTTTAATCCGTTCAACTCTCTCTATTAAATTTATCTGCTCGTTAATTTGTTCTATTATCTTCATAATCTGATATTTAAAATGGTGGCGTTTCTGTTTTCTCCTGTGGCATGTAATTTTCATCCCATATCTTTTTAAACCGGTCATCTGTCTGGAAATATACCTTTTCATCCTTGACCCCTTCACGGTCCTTACCGATGATAAGAACGCCCCTGTTCTTCCAGCTCCGGCCATTGCTCTCTGTTGCTGCGGGATCATAATAGGATGGCCTGTGTGGAAAAATAACTTTGTCAGCATCCTGTTCAATGTTCCCGGATTCTCTCAGATCGGACAAAACAGGTACCTGAATTTTTGTTCCCTTTGGAGGTCTGCTCAATTGGGCCAGCAGGATAACAGGGGTATTGAGTTCTTTTGCCAGGCTTTTAAGTTCACCGGTGATGTAACCTATCTCCAAATCCCTGGTACCAAATGATTGATTTGTTTTGATCAGCTGCAAATAGTCAATAATCAATAGATCCAGCTGGTCGGTACGATGCAATTTTCTTGCAAGCGATTTGATACTATTAAGGTACCGGATATGGTAACTGTCGGCAATGAAAAGTTTGTTGTTTTCAATCTCCCGGATATTTTGGTCAATACAAATCCACTCATCCCTCCCCAGTTGGCCGGTTTTCATATCATAGAGATTCAACCTTTCATCTTCTGTAAGCATTCGCATGATTAGTTGCTCTGTTGTCATTTCAATTGAAATGAATAAACAATGCTTCTCCGCTTCCGATGCTGCTTTGGCAAAATGTAGTGCAAACTGTGTCTTTCCCATCGATGGCCGTCCTCCCAGTATGATCAGATCCGGTGCGCTCCATCCACCATTCAGACGATCGTCAAGTGCTTTTAGACCAGTAGGGATGGTAACAGCCTCCCCCTGCTCTTTTTTGCCCTGTATCGTAGTCAAGTATTCAATGGTTCGCTTTATGGCTGACTTCATATCCTGATACTCACTTGCTGCACCTCCGGATCTTATCTCTGTGAAGCTTCGTTCTAAATATTCAATTACATCCTGAACATCCTGGCTTTCATCAAATGCCATTTCCATAACATTGTTTGACTGAACGATCAACTTCCTGGCAATGGCCTTTTGTTTCAATATTGCAGCATGATATTCAATGTGTGCAGCTGAAGCGATACTGTCCGATATTTCAATAAAGCGTGGAGTACCTCCTGCTTGCTCGAGAGTATTTGTTGATTTTAATTCATCTAGAACGGTGAGGATATCAACAGGTCTTTGCCTACGTGTGAGTGATTCTATTGCAATAAAAATAGTCCGGTTACTCTGATTGTAAAAGTCATCTTCATTCAAATCAATCCGGTGTATCGCATTGCTTTCTAATAACAGTGCCCCTAAAACTGCACATTCCAATTCTGGTGCATTGGGGAGTACCCGATCGGAAAGAGTTTTATATGTCGACGATACTGGACTGTTTTTCTGTTGCACTTGATTTATCTTTTCCATTGCTGATAATTATTTCGTCATTCCAAGATTTATTACTTAAAAAAGTTTCCGGGTCTTTACGAAACGCCTTATCCGGTTGCGCTTTTTTGTATATGGGAATATGTTCTTTAATTTTTAGCTTTTCACTGTCTGAGATCTTATTCCACTTCTTGGTTAGTTTTTCCTTACTGCCTCTTTTTTTATCATAGTCATTCCAGAATTCATCAAAAGGATATACATCAATTTTTGATTTAGCGTCTTTACTTATTCTGTTATTTGAATTATTATAATTATTGTTTGGGTCCGCGATCGGTTCATCATCGTTCCGCGATCGGTTCATCATCGGTTCATCATCGGTTCGAGTTTTTTGATAATCGTCATAATTACAGACCGTTATCCGTGTCGTTTTTGATACGCTTTCTGATACAATCATTTGATCTTTTTCGAGCAGTTCAAGAAATCTTCTTGCTGAACTTTTAGAGCATTTCCATCGTTTTGCCCAGTTACTTAAACTTCTTATGGTTTGACCTCTTTCACACTCAATAATGGCACACCCTAGATTAACCTTCCTTCCAGTATGATTCACCTCAAGCAGTAAATCTACCCATCTTTGGAATTTTACTGGATCTTGCCATAGCCAGTGCTCTCGAATTTTCCTATATATTGAGATCCATCCGCTATTTGTTTCATCTCCGGCCATACTTGGTATTATTGAAAGCTGGTGAATCGAGGATCTCACCTAAAGACAATGTTTCACAACTTCGTTTATTAGATTTAATCCAATAAACTTTATAGCGTATATCCGGCTTCTCGATCCATTGATCATTCACAACAATACCCTTTTCTCGAATATCACGAATGTAAGAACGAGGATCCCCATACCCCAGGGCAATGGTTATATCAGTGACTGATTGTTTCCTGGTACACAGAAGGTCAAATACTTTTTTCTGCCGATTACTCAGGCTATCATAAATAATATTCATATCTTTGCCCTGTACCTCATCAAATGAAATTATGCTCTGCATTGGTTCCAGCCGTGTTGGGCTTTCTTTTTGTTTCATAATCGGTTACCTCCTTCCAGTTACTACATAATTCGTTGCCTTCCGTTCGGTCTCTTCTACTGTCGCCACCCGGTTCTGTTTCAACCAACTTTCAATCTC